CAACACCCAACCATTATAATGCTCCTCCAAGAGTTCCTGCTCTCTAGGGGGGATGCCCCAAGCAGCCCAGAAGGAGATACGAGAAGAGAGGGTTATGGGGCTATCCATGCCCCCCTCCCTTGCACGGGAGGACTCGCCCTCAACGAGCTTGAGCTGTCTCGAGGAACACCTCAACCCGTTGCGGCGCATGCATCGCGCGAAAGCTGCCAACACTGGCACACCATCACTGAGCTTGCCCTCACACAACCCGACAGCCATCATCCACCTGCGGAGATCCTTAAGGTTCCTACAGGGTTTGAGGCACATCGAAGCTTTTGTGATCAAAGTGGACGGGTTCCGGACCATTCTCCATGTTCCGTCGACACACACAGGTTTGGATTGACAAAATTCCAATCCTTCCGTGTGGTACACAGGTGGTTCAAGGGCCATTCTAAAACCCTTGGAAGCGTAATAATCCACCTGTCCGTCCAGCCACTGCTGCAATTGTTCACGTCTCAATATCGTGGCACAATCGTCACCATTGTTCGCTAACTTAACCTCCGTTCTGGCCCGATCAGCCCAAGATTTATTCAACGCACTCATGATGACACAATTCCCCAAACTGGTGTTCAAATCACCAGATGCTCTAGTACCACGCATCTTAAAAGACAACTTGCCATCGTCAAAATACGCGGTACCCTCGTTGTTAAGCTGCTTACTGAGCAGCCATGACAACTCGGGGAACCCCTCCTCAGCAGGGCACTCTTCAGCGTTCAGAGCTTGCACGAGTCGATAATCATGCAGACATTCCTCAACTGACCCACCATGGTGGGGCAGGAGGTAGAACATATGTTCATACTCCAAACTCTCAAGAGACACATGCATGTCGAACTTGCTGGCATCACCGCCAAAAATCACAGCGCCGGGGGTGGACTCGACCATGTCCACTATCAGCCCGGCACTCTCCTCTACATCCATGCCTTTGATCACTACGTGCTCCTGTCGGAACACGCCAGCGATCGCTGCGAAATACTTATTTTCATTAAATTTGAGGTACTTCCCAAGCAACAAATTATACTCGGGTGACCGCGGATTAATACATCGCGGTGCCTTACTAAGGTCTTG